GACAATGTAACGGTTGATGATATTAATTCAGAACTAGATTAAAGAAGAATTAGCGCTGACGATGCGCTGCAATTAGGCGAAATATTCCAGATAGGAAAAACAACTTTTCAGGTAACAGAAAGATCTTTGACGCAATGGAAACCAACAGGAAACGATCAAGTTATTAAGCTTAAATGTATCGAAGTAGATACAGGAACCTTTGGGGCAAAGGTAGGTTTAGTTAATGCTGATTTATTAGGGCGTAGTTTTTATATTGCAGATATTGACGGCCCAGACCCAACCGATGACGGATATATTCCTAATACTGATTTCTATCCTTTATCAAGATCATCAACAGGAATTGTTAGGAATCAACGCCCTTGTGATGTAACAGAAATTGGGTTGCGTTCTAAAGTCTTTCAGCGTTTAACAGGTCTTTGTAATTTCCAAAGCATCCCGACACCTGACCAATTAAAAACATTTGATGGCGATAAGGTTCAATTAACAAACGGAACGATTACAACCTTTTTAAAACGTGCGTCAGTATTTTCAATTTATTTCCGTGAAGTTGATAACTCTGTTTGGAATTTAGTTAACGGTACTGATAGCACTTTTGGGAGTTTATTTTGCGTAATTGGTAGTAACCCAACAGAACAATATAATTCGATTCGATTTACTCACCCTGCGTTAAAAGCGTATGAATTTAAGTTTGTCCCTAGAACTGCAAGCTTTATAACTAAGCTATTACCAACAACAAGAGTCGTAAGGTTAAGTTCATCAAAAGATCAAATATCGGGTACTGTTCCTGGTGGTTTTGTTATTACTTTAAAAGGCGAAAAATTAACCGTAGCTGATATTTTAAGAAACGACGAATTAACAAATAAGCCAAGTTCTAACCCTTCAATCATTGTCCGTAGTTATCCATCATCTGTTCAGATTCAAAGTTATCAGCCGGAACATATAGAAGAAACAAGAATTACAAGCCTGTTTTATCAAGGGTTATTTAGTTCGCCTACAGGTTCACCCGATGGCATGAGAGATAGTTTCTGTTTCGAGGCTTTCGGTAATGCTGATAGTTCTGGAACACCAATCGGCGGTACAAAATATTTAACAGTTCAGGAAACATTGCCCGGTAGTGAGTGGGTCAAGATTCGTTATCACGCTAGAAGAATTGAATTGCCCTCTGGCTGGAAAAACCCAGAAACAAACTTTGATGTAAGGGACGGATCGGCGGCGCATGGTGGAATATTTAACCCTTACTTTGTTACTGAACATAAGTTTGGAAATATCAGCGGTTGGTCGTTCTATTGGAAAGAATGGGATTCATCGCAACCAACTAACCCAAATGTAGGTTCAACAGGCGCAGGCAATTACTACACGATCTACCAAAGCAGTCCTGAATTAGTTGTTTTTGAAATTGGTAATTATAGATATACGGTTGATAGAAATGGCCCATATCCTGACGGCAGCCAACAGCCCGGTAATGGTTTTACTTATTGGGGCGTTACAAGACAAGAGAAAGTAACGCATTACGCGGCTAGTTCTGTTAATAGCTCTTGGACTATTGATGATTATCAAGTAATAGATAGCAGCGCGGGAGGATGGGCGTTAGGTAGCACAATTTCAGTATCAAGAACAATTACAGGAAGCAACCCTTTTAAAATGGTTCCGGGTGTTTCAGGTGGTTTAACAAGTTCAGGAATAAGTTTGACGGTTACAGGAATTGAAACAGGAGATCAAGCTAAAAAGATTATTCAAGGATGGTATTACGAAGTTTTTGGTAATGCAGAACAATATTCAGCCGGAACAGTAAGAGAAGTAACTAAGACAATTTCAAACCCGAAAGATATACAAGTTAAATTAACCGCGACGGTAATGGATGATTCGGATTCTGAATGGTTAGCGGCTGATTATAGTTCTTTCGTTGATATGGAAAAAGGATATAAAAACTTTACAGCCGAGGTTTTAGCTAATTCAAACACCGCGACGAATTGGGAAGTAGGAGAAGAATTTTTTATTACTGAATCTGGAGGCGGTGGAGGTTGGACAAACTATGACGATTTAGGCGCAAAATTTAAAGTAATGGGTATCGGTTCAACAAGTTCAGGCGGTGTATATTCAGCCGATAGAGAATTTGAAAATTTAACGCAAATATCTGATATAAGTTTTTATGGAAATTTAATCGAAAAATCAAATCAAAATGAACCTGAACATTCAATCGTTTATGTAAATGAAAGTGTAAGCAATCCAACTGTTCCAACATACAAAAACATGGCAACGGCTGGTTTAGCTCTAAAAGCATCAAGGCGTTTTACGGCTTTAGATCAGGTGCGCGTTTGGTTATCTGAAGGAATCAAAGTTAAATTAAATCACCCTGACGATACAGGGAATGGCGCAAGTAATTTATTTACTGATCTTGTTTATTACTTATTAACGGATACGACGGCGGGAGCTGGAACGATCCTCGGTTCAACTGATGATCTAATTAATACAACTGATTTAGCAAATACATCAAAGTTCCTTAGACAAAACTCTTTATTCTTTGACGGCGCAATTGATCAACCTGTAAATATTCGGCAATACATTGCAGAAAACGCGCCCAACTTCTTATGTAGTTTCGTTCTATCTGATGGGCAACTTTCTTTAAAACCTGCGTTACCTGTTACACCCGGCGGGGATATATCAACAGGGGCGGTTACTGTTAAACAACTATTTACTAGCGGAAATATTATTGAGGATTCATTTGAATTAAATTATTTAGGCGCGGAAGAAAGAGAGTCGTTTAAAGCTGTATTGCGTTATAGGGAAACTAAAAAAAATCAATTACCAAAAGAAGTTGTTACTACGGTTAAATATAAAACTAGCCCTGAAACAGAAAGCGTTGAATCCTTCGACCTTACCAAATACGTCACGCAAACAAATCACGCTCGTTTAGTTGGTAAATATTTCCTTGCCTTGCGTAAACATGTAACCCATACAATCGCATTTAAAACAGCGGCGTTTGGTTTGGATTTGGCCGCAGGGGATTATATAAAAGTAAAAACAGAGGCAAGCCCATACAGTGCGGCAAATAATGGCGCAGTATCAACGACAGGTGAGATAACAAGCGCTCAAACATTAATTGATGGTTTCTACAATGTTCTTTATTATTCGCCAGCCTCAGATGACGTAGTAAGTGGATCAATGCAAGTAACCAATATGACGACAAGCGATGCAACTTTCTTTAATACGATATTTACGATTGAATCAACGGTTATTAGTCAAAACATATATTTAGTAGAACAGTTAACACTTGATCAAGACAATACGGTGTCTATCGTTGCCAGCGAGTTTCCTTGTGATGATAATAGTCGGTCTAAACTAGCTATAGATATAACTGACGATTCTAAGTTTACTTTTGATTCTTAAATGGCTTTTCCTACACTTTCCCCTAATCGTCGTCAATTTGACCCCGGTTCATATCCTGTAAAAACATTTACTAATCAGTCAGGCGCAGAACGCCGGATTTTATACGGCAATAAGAGAACAGGAATGAAACTACAATTGAGATATGAAAATATAACCGATAGTCAGGCAGAGGAATTTAATACCCACTTTGATGATCGCTTTGGTAGCTACTCAACCTTTGATCTACCTAGTCAAGCAAAATCAGGTTGGGACGGCGCAACAGGAACGATTGACGCACCTGCGCCTAATAAATGGAGATACGCAGCGGCCCCATCTATTGTTCAAATTAAGAAAGGAATTAGTTCCGTTACTGTTGATTTAATCGGTGTCCTATAGACTGCTATGTAAACGTAGTAAAAGGGAATGGCTAAACCATTTACAGGCCGTGATGCAAAATTTTTATTAGGAACTGATGAGGTTGGTAAGACAACTTCTTTTTCACTTAATGCAAGCGCGGGATTATTAGAAACAACAAGTTTAGGGGATTCTGTAAGAACATTTACGCCGGGACTTCAAACGTTTACGGGTAGCGCGGAAATAATTTATTATAAGCAAGACGACGGAACAAACGACGGGTCAGAATTTTTAAGAATGCTTGTTAAGACTGGAAATTCAGGGTTATCTGATAGCGACAGCAAAACTTTAACTCTTAGATTTACTGATGGTTCAACAAATAAAGATGTAACAATGACGGCGTTTATAACAGGGGCAAATATTTCAGCATCACCGGGAGAAATAGCAAAAGCGCAGATAAGTTTTCAAGCAACAGGCGAACTAACTACAGCAACAATCTAATGAGTATCTATTTAGGCGGTTTTGGAAAAGTCATGCTTCAGCGCAAAACGGCGCAGGGTGATTTATTTGCAACTATTAATACGGATGATGTCAATACGTCAAAGAAGCGATTTAGTTTTGATGAGGCTGACGAATTAATTACAGGCGATCAAGTAGAAATTTCAACAACAAACGGAACAGATCTTTTGTTTATTGCAGCGGCTTCATGGCCAGATAACACTAGACAATCAAGTTTTACGGCTTTTATACATAAAGACGATTTAGGAGGGATAAGACTTTTTTCCTCCTTTGCTAATGCTGTTAATGGTTTAAGTTCTAACGCTTTAACTTTGACTTCTATTAGCTCTGATTTACCTGTAAAAATTTCGGTTCAAAATGCTATTTATAGAATGTTGGGTCAAGTAAGTTCATACGAAATAAATACAGATGTTGAATCGGTTGATGTAACTGCTTTATCTGAGTATCACAGAGAACGTTATTCCTCGTTAATTTCTGGAAATGGCCGTATTACTTGCGCTTGGGATTATGAAGATTCTGAAGGCTCAGGCAATTTTGACCCGCCTCACTACTTGTTGGAATTAGTTACTAGAACAAAAATCGGGTCAGAATTTGGGGCGCAATTGTATTTAAAGACAAGCGGATATAACCCTAGTGGTATAAGTTCAAATTTAGATGACGAGCTTTGGTATGAAATAAACGCGGTAGTAACCCAATCGGCTGTA